CTTGCTGAAGCAATTTCACTTGACGAAGATACTCAAGCAAAAGCAAAGACTATCTTTGAAGCGGCAGTTCTTTCTAAAGTTAACTCTGCAGTTTCAGAAATTAACGAAGCATTTGACGCGGCAATCGAAGAAGAGACCGCAAAAATTGCTGAAGATTTGACAGAGAAGGTTGATACCTATTTGTCATATGTAGTAGAACAGTGGGCATCTGACAACGAACTCGCAGTTGAGCGTGGTCTTAAATCAGAAATCACTGAAGACTTTATCGTGTCTTTGAAGAAAGTATTCGAAGAGCATTATATTGATGTTCCAGAAGACAAGTATGACGTAATGGCAGAACAGCAAACAAAAATTGCAGAACTTGAGACTAAACTCAATGAGCAAATTGAAGCAAATGCTGAGACTGCAAAAATCGTCAACGAAGCAAAAAGAGCGATTAAAGTAGAAGAATCTGCAAAAGACTTGACTGATACCCAAAAGGAGAAGTTCTTGTCATTAGTAGAGAGCGTTCAGTTCGAAAGTGAAGAACAGTTCGCGAAAGATTTGGAAACACTCAAGGAGAGTTACTTTCCAAAGGTTGCCAAACCAATCGAAGAGGACGAGGTTGCTGTTGAAGAAATCGTAGAAGCAGTCAATCTAACCGGTGAGATGAAAGACTATGTTTCTGCAATCTCCAGAACACTAGGCAAATAATTTATATAAATAAAACTGAAAGTTAAATAACGAGGAGATAATTAACATGTTTTTAACAGAGAACCTTCAATCGAAGTGGGGACCTGTCCTCGACCATCCTGATTTACCACAAATCGGCGATAGTTATAAAAAGGCAGTAACTACTGTAATTCTTGAGAACCAAGAAAAAGCAATGCGCGAAGAGCGCGGAATGTACCTCTCTGAGGCAATTCCAACTAACCATGCAGACACAATGCCAGATTCCGGCGGTGTTGCTAAGTTCGACCCAATTCTGATTTCGCTTGTACGCCGTGCAATGCCTAATCTGATTGCATACGACATCTGTGGCGTTCAACCAATGACTGGTCCAACTGGACTTATCTTTGCAATGAAGTCAAACTACTCTACACAGGGTGGTACAGAAGCACTGTTCAACGAAGCAGATTCCGACTTCTCTGGTGTTGCACCTGCACATGATGGTGCTAACCCAGTGGAATCACCATACGCAACTGGTGCTGGTGCCGCAACAGGTACCGGTGAAGCACTTGGTGATGGTGCTGTTTCAATGGGTAATTCTGGTCAGTTTAATGAGATGGCATTCACCATCGAAAAGACCTCAGTAACCGCGAAAACTCGCGCACTGAAAGCAGAATACACTCTAGAACTTGCACAAGACTTGAAAGCAATTCACGGTCTTGATGCTGAAACAGAACTTGCTAACATCCTTTCAGCAGAAATTCTTGCTGAAATCAACCGTGAAGTAGTTCGTACTGTATACACTTCTGCTAAAGCAGGCGCACAGTCTGGCGCAGTAGCAAGTGCTGGTACTTTCGACCTTGACGTTGATAGTAATGGTCGTTGGTCAGTTGAGCGTTTCAAGGGACTCTTGTTCCAAATCGAGCGCGATGCTAACACAATTGCACAAGACACACGCCGTGGTAAGGGTAACTTCATCATCACTTCAAGTGATGTTGCATCTGCTCTGTCAATGGCAGGCGTTCTTGATTATGCACCTGCACTTCAGACTAACCTTGCAGTTGACGATACTGGCAATACATTCGCTGGTACCATCAATGGTAAGATTAAAGTGTATGTTGATCCATACTCAGCAAACAACTCAGACAGCAACCAGTTCTACTGTGTTGGTTATAAGGGTGCAAACGCTTATGACGCTGGTTTGTTCTACTGTCCTTACGTTCCTCTACAGATGGTTCGTGCAGTGGGCGAGAATACTTTCCAACCTAAGATTGGTTTCAAGACCCGTTATGGTCTAGTATCTAACCCATTCACTTCACTTTCTGCAGACAGCAACGCATACTACAGATTAGTAACTGTTACTAACTTGATGTAAGCAATGCTCCAAAGGGAGAGAAACGAGAGAGAGAGGGGTTCGCCCCTCTCTTTTTTTTGCCTGTAATTATCATATATTAATGATTTTCTCTATGCTTTTTATTCCCCAATTATTATAAGTAATACTATGCATTTTGCATAATTGTCGTTCATCTCAAACGAGACGGAAGTAGGTAATATAACCGAAGGAACGCACTCTACTTTAACGAGGAGGGTGTCATGCTTTGGACACAGTATCGCCGACAGAAAGACCTTGAGAGTTACAACAAACAACAAGTAGTACAATTTTTATGGAGAAGATTATGTGGACTAAACCAACATATACAGAAATGAGATTTGGATTTGAAGTAACAATGTACATAATGAACAAGTAACATTCAGAGGGGACTAAATGTCCCCTTTTTTAAATGGATAAATAGTAGTATAAACGAATAGGAAAACTACTATGGCATATGATGAGAATATCACAATAACAAATTGGACCGATAGTTTAGCGGCAACAAACTTAAACTTCTTGGCACCTTCTCAATTTCTCTTTACAATGCAGAGATTAGAAGGAGTTGCATTTACATGTCAAACTGCAAACATACCGAACATTTCTATAACCCCCACCACCCAATATGCTAGAGTGAAAGACACACCAGTTCCGGGAGATACCATTTCCTATGGTGATTTATTGGTTACTTTTCTTGTTGATGAGAACATGACTAATTATAAAGCAATGTCTGACTGGATGACACAAATCACCGCAGACCTTGACACTAGAGATTATGATGCTTATATTAATAGACAGAGAGAATATCCAACAGCAAGAAATGCCACACTAAAACCTATTGCACCAACAATGACTGATGCTACTATGACTATTACCGATAGTAATAATAAAGCAAACATTGAAATCAGGTTCAAAGATTTGTTTCCTACTTCATTAGAAGCACTTCAATTTGATATTACAGATACTTCAATGCCTTATCTTACTGCATCGGCATCTTTTGCCTTCTCATATTTTGATATTGTGAAACTTTCGTAACACTTTTACCTTGACATTTGAAATGTTATGTGTTATGATGATTACTATTTAATGGAGTGAACATGGTAGAACTAGATAAATTACAACAAATGTGGGCATCAGACGCCGGGTTTGATGATACTGAACTCAGCAAAGAAGCATTAAATGTGCCAAATCTACATGCTAAGTATGTTGCAATTCTAAGCACAGTCAAACTCAATCTCCGAAAAGAACAAAGCGATTACGCAAAACTTAGACGCTTTAAATGGCGATACTATCGCGGAGAACTGTCGGAAAAAGAATTGAAAGAACTCGGTTGGGAACAGTACTTGGGTGCAAAACCACTAAAGAATGAAATGGAAGAACAACTAGAAGGTGACTTTGATTTAATCAAAAAGAAAGACAAAGTTGTATATTATGAGACTGTTGTAAACTTTCTAGAGTATGTTGTTCGTAGCATCAACTCTCGCGGTTGGGATATAAAGAACGCAATCGAATGGCACAAGTTTACTAATGGAGTTATGTAATGAAAGTATACCGTTGTAGTGTTTGCGGAGAACTATACTTTGAAGAACAAGAAGGACCTTTAACACCAGACTATGTTTGTCCTGAGTGTGGTGCGTCATATATGAGTTTTGTAGATATAACAGATGAATACGATAATTCTAACTAAAATAAATGAAGTCTTCATGAGCATTGATTGTGATGATGCTGGCATCAAATATGAATTGTCAGATTATTTCACATTTAAAGTTCCTGGTGCAGAATTTATGCCCACATTTAGAAACAAGATGTGGGATGGTAAAATTCGTTTATATAACATGTGGACTAGTCAATTGTATATTGGGTTGATGGGTCACTTAGAAGAGTTCTGTAGAAGTAGAGAGTATAATCTTGTTGGTCAAGATAGTTGTATTCCTAAACAGAATATCTCAACTGAAGATGTGGTGAAAGCATTAGTTGATTTAAAACTGCCTTTCAATCCTAGAAATTATCAAGTTGATGCAATTCGTGACGGCATCAATGATAAGCGACTTGTTATGTTATCGCCTACGGGTTCTGGTAAGTCTCTTATCATTTATGGTCTAACTCAACTGGGAACATCTGGACGAGTACTTGTTGTTGTTCCTACAACATCACTTGTTGAGCAAATGTATAAAGACTTCAAAGATTATGGTTATGACGTAGAAACAAACTGTCATAAAATCTATTCAGGACATGATAAAAATACAGATAAGCGTATTGTCATAACTACTTGGCAGTCTGTGTACAAACTACCTAAATCGTGGTTTAAAGACTTCTCAATGGTCATAGGAGATGAAGCGCATCTATTTAAAGCAACATCACTAAAGACGCTCATGGAGAAGTGTGAGAACGCTATGATGCGCTTTGGAACGACAGGAACACTAGATGATACGAAAACACATCAACTTATGTTGACCGGTCTATTTGGTCCTGTTCGTAGATTTACAACATCAAAGCAGTTGATGAAAGATGGTCAACTTGCTAAGTTGAAGATATCGTGTATCATGTTGAACTACTCTGATGAAATTAAACAATCTACAAAGAAATATACATACCAAGAAGAGATGGATTTTCTTGTTTCTCATACACCAAGAAACAACTTTATTCGAAATCTTGCTGTAGACCAAACAGGAAATACTCTGTTGTTATTTCAGTATGTTGAAAAGCACGGTAAGATACTCTACGACATAATTAAAGAAAAGTCTGGTGATAGAAAAGTATTTTTTGTATATGGAGGAGTTGGTGCAAATGAACGAGAAGACATTCGTGCGATTACAGAAAAAGAAACCGATGCTATTATTGTTGCGAGTTACGGCACTTTCAGTACTGGTATTAATATTAGGAATTTGCATAATATCATATTTGCTTCACCAAGTAAGTCAAAAATTAGAAATCTTCAGTCTATTGGGCGTGGGTTAAGATTAGGTGACAACAAAGAAGAAGCACAGTTATTTGACATATCAGATGACTTGAGTTGGAAAACTCATCGTAACTACACACTAGAACATGCGGTTGAGAGAATTAAAACCTATAACGAAGAAAAATTTAAATATAAAACAGTAAAGGTTAATATATGAGTTATCCAGTAAAACTTGTCAAACTAATAAATGGAGATAGTCTGGTGTGCCAGATTGATGTGACTGAGGAGAAAGAATATGCTACCTTGATTGAACCCGTAAAGATTTTTAAATGGATGGCGCCAAATGATGATGAAGATGGTGCGTATGAGAATGCGACATTTGGACCTTGGGACTCATTTTCACATGACCAAAAATTTCATGTGGCAAAAAATAAAATTTTATGCTTGACAAACCCTAGAGAAGATGTTATAATCTACTATAATCGCATCATAAATAAATTGAGAAGTGCGCCGTATGATAGATTAGATGAGGATGTGCAATCTAGTGAGAGTGAGCGAAATGAACGAATAAACCAGATTGCAGAAGCATTAAACAAGAAATTAGATTTGGATGACATGACACCAGAAGATGTATCTGAGTACATGTATAATAAAGACAAAATTATTAAACATTAAATTATTGAAGGATTAATTATGACTGAAAAGAAGAAGCGAGAACATTATGTTAACAACAAAGAGTTCTTAGAAGCATTAATTGAGTATAGAACAAAGTGCGATGACGCAGAGAACTCCGGTAATGAGAAACCTCCTGTGACACATTATATTGGCGAATGTTTTCTGAAGATTGCACAACATTTATCATATCGACCCAACTTTATTAATTACACATATAAGCATGATATGATTTCGGATGGTATTGAAAACTGTCTGATGTATCTACATAACTTTAATCCCGAAAAATCTAAAAATCCATTTGCATATTTTACCCAAATTATTTACTATGCATTCTTGCGCCGGATTCAAAAAGAGAAAAGACAAACTGAGTTGAAGCAAAAACTAATTCAAAATATGGTTGTTGATGATAGTTTGGTTACTGCGGATCATGATGATGCACAATACTCTAATCAATATTTGGAATTTTTACAAGATAATATGCATGATGATAAACGCCTACTACAAGAAGATGGCGATGAAGAAGAAATTAAACCAAAAAGAAAAGAGCGTAGAGGTGCAT